TTCAGAATAATTACGTGAATCTTTTCCCTCTTTTGACTTATCAAAAGATTTATCGAGATTTTTTCCGATGGTCTCAATGGGAGAAGAGTAATCCTTCTTCTTATAATGTTGATTATTTTACTGGAACTTCTCCCGATTTAATTCCTACACTTCCTGCGTCTTCTTCTGATTATTGGAAATCCGATACAATGTTTGACCTTAAATATTGCAATTGGAATAAGGATATGTTAATGGGTGTTCTTCCGAATTCTCAATTTGGCGACGTTGCCGTTCTTGACTTAGGATCTTCTCCTTCCTCTAACGTTTTGGTTTCTGATAAGTCTGGTAACCCTCGTTCTGTTGATATTGCCACTGCCCTGACCTCCTCTGCAAACAGTTCTTCCGTTTCTGTTAATCTTCCTTCTGGTGAGACTGTTCCCAAAGATTCCTCCCTTTATGTCTCTCTTAAGGATATATCTTCTCAAATGACTGTTCTTGCTCTTCGTCAGGCCGAAGCTCTTCAACGTTGGAAGGAAATCACTCAATCTGGTGATTCCGATTATCGTGAACAGATAAGAAAACATTTTGGTGTGGATCTCCCCCAGTCTCTTTCCAATATGTGTACTTATATTGGTGGTATTTCCCGTAACCTTGACATCAGTGAGGTTGTGAATAATAATCTTGCTGCCGAAGATAATACTGCTGTTATTGCTGGTAAAGGTGTTGGTACAGGTAATGGTTCATTCACTTACACGACTGACGAGCATTGTGTCGTTATGTGTATTTATCACGCTGTTCCTTTGCTCGATTATACAATTACTGGTCAAGACGGTCAGTTACTTGTAACCGATGCTGAGTCTCTGCCTATTCCGGAGTTTGATAATATTGGAATGGAGGTTCTTCCTATGACGCAGATATTCAATTCTCCCAAGGCCTCTATCGTTAACCTGTTTAACGCTGGATATAATCCTCGTTATTTCAATTGGAAGACTAAACTTGATGTTATTAATGGTGCGTTTACCACTACTCTCAAGTCTTGGGTTTCTCCTGTTACCGAATCTCTTCTTTCTGGATGGTTTGGTTTTGGTTATCAAGAAGGTGGTGCTAACGAGGATACTCGTGTTGTCTTGAATTATAAGTTCTTCAAGGTTAATCCCTCTGTTCTTGATTCTATTTTCGGCGTTAATGCTGATTCTACGTGGGATTCTGACCAGTTATTAGTTAACTCTTATATAGGTTGTCACGTTGTTCGCAATCTGTCTCGTGACGGTGTACCTTACTAAGTTTTTTCGCGTGATCGCTTGATCTCGTGACGGTGTACTTTACTATTTTTGTTTTTTAATTATGATAGGAAAATTTAATTCTTTGGTAAGTTTGGATCAAGGTCCTGAACTTACCCCTAATGTTTCTCCGGATGCTTTTGCTGTTGCTCCCAATTTTGATTCTACGGAACAACTTCGTGTGGAAATTGATGATACGGATGAATCTCGTCCGGTGCGTTATACTTCTGATGTTCGTTTGATTCTTCACACTAAGGATCTTGCTTCTCGTGCTGGTCTTGCTGTTGCTTCCAAGTTTGGACAAAGTAAACAATCTGCGTCCCCGATTCAACAGATTATGGATAAGATGTCCGATGATGATCTTTTGGCGACGATTCGTTCTCGTTATATCCAGGCTCCTTCTGAGATTATTGCTTGGTCTAAGGAATTGTTGGCTTGTGCTGAAAATCTTGAATCCCATGCCCAGGATTTGATTGATGCTGAAAATGCTAAACAAGAAGCAGAAAAGGCGGTTGCTGCTTCCGCTGATACTGCTTCTTCTGAATAATGGGTCTTCTTTCTTCAATTGCTGGTGGTCTTTTTGGTATTGGTGCTTCTTCTCTGCAGAATGCACAGAATAGGCAGAATATCCGTGAGACCAACCAGATGAATTATAAGATAAATCAGATGAATAACCAGTTCAATGAGCGTATGGCTATGCAGCAGCGCGATTTTCAGGAAAGTATGTGGAATAATGAGAACGCATATAATACTGCATCCGCGCAACGTCAACGTCTCCAAGAAGCTGGTTTAAACCCTTATCTGATGATGAACGGTGGTTCTGCTGGAACTGCCCAGTCTGTTGGTACTGGTGCTGCTGCTTCGTCTTCTGGCCATGTTCAGATGCAACCTTTTCAGGCTGATTATTCTGGTTTCCATCAGGCTATTGGTTCTGTATTTCAGTCCCAGGTTCAGCAAGCCCAGGTTTCACAGCTGCAAGGACAGAAAAATCTTGCGGATGCCCAGGCTATGCAGGCTCTTTCTAAGGTTGATTGGTCCAAAATGACGAAGGAGACTCGCGAGTATCTGAAGGCTACCGGTCTTGCTCGTGCTCAGCTTGGTTACTCTAAGGAAATGCAGGAGCTTGATAATATGGCTTTTGCCGGACGTCTTTTGCAGGCACAGGGTACTTCCCAATTACTTGATGCTGAATCTAAGACCGTTCTTAACAAGTATCTTGACCAACAGCAACAGGCTGATCTGAATGTTAAGGCCTCTGAGTATTATAATCAGATGTCTCATGGTCACTTGAACTACAACCAAGCGAAAAAAGTTCTTGCTGACGAAGTCCTTACTTATGCTCGTGCTAAAGGTCAAAAGCTTAGCAATAAGGTTGCTGAAGCTACTGCTGATTCTTTGATTCGTGCTTCTAATGCTGCTAATCATTCGAATGCTGAATTTGAATCTGAAGCTGCTAAATTTAACCGCGAACGTGCTCGTTCTCGTAGTATTGAGGACTGGTACCGTTCTCGTAATGAAGGTAAGAAATATAAGTATTATGATGCCGATAAGGCGGTCCATTATGGTACTGCTATTGGCAATACTGTAGGAAACTTTCTGCCCTGGTAGTAACTTCTGCTTTTTGTTTATCATCTGTTTACCCGGCTCGTAGTGATACGCGTCGGGTTTTGCTCTTTGGAGTAACTTCCGGCACCGCGCGTAGCGTGGTTATACACCTACTGAATTCCGGGAGACTCGTCGACTGGAATCAGAGCCGTTAGGCTATAGTACTGCCATGCTAAAAACTTGCCGTTTGCAACGCGTAAGCAATCTCCCGGAGATCTTCTCTCTGCCGTCGCTGCTATACCCCTAAATATTGTTTAACGAAGTCTACATGAGTTTGCCCGAAGGGAAAGCGATTTACCTCATCGCTTTCAGTTCCCCCTTGTCTTATATACGCAAACTCACAGACCATCCTGCCACCCATATAGCTTATTGTTTATTTTTGTTAATTATCATAGCGCATATTTGCATATATTCTTTTTTTTGCATTATATTTGCGTTGTGATTATAACTCATATGTTTTACATTTAATTTTTTATTCTTATGGAAAAGTATTATTTGTGTTCGATTCAGTCAAAGGTAAATCCCAGTCAGAACGAAACTGTTCTTGTACCTGTTGACGAAGTTTCTGCATTTGTTTCTTCAAATCTTCGTCCGGACTGTCTTCTTATAATTTCTCATTGTTCAACCTTTAAGGCTATTTCCGATGAAAAATGAAACTAAATCTAAGATCTGGTCTGCAATTATTGCAGCTGCTGTCAGTCTCCTTACGTCTATTGCTCAAATATTTTCGTAAGTCATGAATCCAGATTTAATGAAATTTGTTGAATGGCTTTTTCGTCATAATGTTCATTTCACCGTTACCTCCGCTTTTCGTACTGAATCTCAGAATGAGGCGTGTAACGGTTCTAAAACATCTCAGCATCTGACTGGTGACGCCATTGATCTAAAACCTGTCGACCTTTCCGTTGATGGTTTCCTCTCGATGATAAAGGCCTCGTCCTTTAAGTTTGATCAACTTATAAAATACCATACTTTTGTTCATATTTCCTTTGCTCGTGGCCGTAAACCTCGTCAGATGGAACTTAATTTTACGAATAGAAAATGATTACTAAGGAATTGCAGAATAAGCTAGTGACTCGTTGTCAGCATCCTCGTACAGTTATTAGCAAGTATACGCATGAGCCTGTTGTTGTTTCTTGTGGCTCTTGCCCGTCTTGTATTCTCCGTCGTTCTGGTATTCAGACTAACCTTCTTACTACTTATTCTACCCAATTCCGTTATGTATACTTTGTTACTCTCACTTACGCTCCTTGTTTTCTTCCTACTTTGGAAGTTGAAGTTGTTGAAGCTTGTACGGATGATATTGCGGACGTTTCCGTTGTTCCCGATATTAATAACTTGGACCCTTGTGACCCTAATCTTTATCTTTTTGGTTTTCGCAGCGTTCCTCGTTCCGCTTCTATCAAGTTGAAAAACTCTACTGTCGAGCGTACTTTTAAGGATCCCGAAGTTAAGTTTTCTTATCCTATGAAGTCTAAGGATCTTTTGTCTATCCTTGCCAAGGTCAAGCATAATGTTCCGAATAGGATTCCTTATATATGTAATCGCGATCTTGATTTGTTTTTGAAACGTCTAAGAAGTTATTATCCAGATGAAAAATTACGTTACTACGCTGTATCAGAATATGGTCCAACGAGCTATCGCCCGCATTGGCATCTGTTACTGTTTTCCAATTCAGAGAAATTCTCGCAAACTGTTCTTGAAAATGTATCTAAGGCTTGGTCTTATGGACGTTGTGATGCGTCACTCTCGCGAGGATTCGCAGCTCCGTATGTTGCGTCGTATGTTAATAGTTTTGTCGCTTTACCCTCTTTTTTTACGGAGATGCCAAAATTTTTACGACCAAAATCCTTCCACTCCATTGGATTTACAGAGTCAAATCTCTTTCCTCGAAAGGTACGAATTACCGAAATTGACAAAGTTGCCGATACTTGCCTTAATGGAGTCCGCGTTGAGCGCAATGGTTATTTTCGAACAATTAAGCCTTCGTGGCCGTATATCCTTCGATTATTCCCCCGATTTTCAAACTCTGTTCGTAAATCTCCATCGAGTGTTTACCAGTTACTTTCTGCTACGTTCACAGCGCCCGAACGAGTCATTCGTAGCGGATTCTCTGATTTGAGTTGTGATCCTTTTAATCCTAATCCTCTGTCTAAACAGAGTTTATTGTCTTTTTGTAAACAGTATTTAAATTATGTAGATAATTATGGAAAAGAGTTTTCTTCAAAAAATTTACTTGCGCCAAAGGAAGATTTACCTTCTAGTGATGTTCTTATTCTTTTTGAATGTCGTCTCTATGATGGTGTTAATTTGGATCCGGTTTTTCGGTTATCCCGCTGCTATCGATTCTTTCTCGCGATGTCTAAATTCTTTCGGACATACTATGATGAGTTCGGAGCAAACTTCTACCCCGAATCCGAGCGATATGCCGGCTGCTTTGCGTGTCGAGACAAAACTTTTCGAATCCTCTCCGAATCAATAGTATCCTTTTGGAATCGTTATGACTATAATCGTCTGGTTGATCTTTATCAGACTTTGGAAGATTCCGATGATAAGGACTTGGTTGATTTTGAACTTCGGAATTATTCGTTTCGTTATAATAGGATTGACTTTGGTAAGAAAGCGGAGCCCGATTATCAAAAACTTCCTCTTGTTCGTCGTTTGGCTGCCGTTGCATTGATTAAATGCAGGGATAAGGTTAAACACAAGAGGTTGAATGATTTGTCTGGTATATATTCTTACTATGATTAATATGTTTTACTAATTTGTTTTTTATGGCATCTTACACTGGAATGTCCGATCTCCAGAATCATCCTCACCGTTCTGGGTTCGATATTGGACGTAAAAACGCGTTTACCGCGAAAGTTGGTGAGCTTCTCCCTGTCTACTGGGATATTTCCATGCCTGGTGATAAGTATAAATTCAACATTGAGTATTTTACTCGTACTCAGCCCGTTGAAACCTCTGCTTATACTCGGTTGCGTGAATACTTTGATTTTTATGCTGTTCCTTTGCGTCTTCTTTGGAAGTCTGCTCCTTCTGTGTTGACTCAGATGCAGGATATCAATCAGATTCAAGCGTTGTCTTTGACTCAAAATTTGTCGCTTGGTACTTATTTACCTTCTGTTCCTTTGGTTCGTTTGGCATCTGTTCTTTCCCGTATGAATGGAAATAATTCTAATCCTGGTAATCCTTCTGCTTTATTGAATATGTTTGGATTTTATCGTTCTGATTTATCCTTTAAGCTTTTGAGTTATTTGGGTTATGGAAATTTTATGCAAGATGCCCCTGCCTCTGGTTCTCGTTGGTGGTCTACTTCTTTGCCGTCTTCTTCTCCTAATTATACTCAGCAGTATATTCAGAATAATTACGTGAATCTTTTCCCTCTTTTGACTTATCAAAAGATTTATCAAGATTTTTTCCG